TAATAATCATTACATTTTTCTATTATTGGTATTGTTTTTGTAACCTTATATTCTGCAGGTTGTGGTATTATTGAATTTATATCATCATGATTAAAATTTACATTTACATAGATATTATCTCCAACTTGTGCAATAGTTGATGCCATTATATTATTATAATATATTTTTATTTTAATGTTAATAATGTAACCAACTGATCCGAACTGATATTTAATCTTTTTTTGAAAAATTTTATTAATGCATCAAATTCTTCAAGTGAAAGATGTTTAAATACCAATCTAAGAGCGCACCATCTTCCACATGTTTTAATATTATTATCATGTTTTTGGAATGGATGTTCATTATAGGAAAGTTCATAAGGAGAGTTATACATTAAAATAGATAAATATGGATAATATTGATTACTTTCTAATCTAAAATCAAGAGGTATGTATTCAAGACTACCATCAGGAAACCCTTCTTCAAATCCACCATAAGGATTAAAATATTCAACTAATTTATTATTTACTTTAAAAATACAACACCAATGACCATATTTTGGTTTTGCCTCATACAATAATATACAAGCACCATATGGTTTTAAGATATCATCGAGAGTTTTATATTTATGAATATCTGGATATAAAATTAAATTTGCCCTTCCATTAATTAATTTTAAAACTTGTTTATCTGATAATGCGATATCAGCATATTCATTTAATATTTGTTTAGGATTATTCATCTTGTGATTCTACTATTACTTTATATAATTTATTATGTATATTTGCATAAGCTTGATGAACTTTATTTTGATTATGACGTGATCTATGTGAACGTATAAACTTACCTCCACAAATATCACATATAAGTCTATCATTTGGTTTCGCCTTGTCTTCTTCTTTCTTCCTCGGTCTTCCAATTTGATTTTTATATATTGCTCTTCCTATTGGTTTTTCCAAAATGAGTATATCATTTGTATTTAATAATGGTATACTCTTTCCACTTCTCAAATTTTTATAAAAATCATCCATATTAATATTATAGAGATATTAATATCAATAAAGTAGATAGAAAAAACATTATAGATAATAAAATAAAATATAGGTAAATATATATTATATGTTAAGTTTTAGTAAAGGTAGACCATTAGCAAAAATTTCAGGTGGAAAATATAATGGAGAGATATTATATTTAGATAGTGGAGATGAAACTTTTAAATGTAAATGTTGTAAAAAATGTAACGAAAGATGTAAAAAGAAACCATGTTGTAAAGGTTGTGGGATGTATGAAGAAGATTTAGGAAAGTATTTTTCTATAGATGATGGGAAATTAATACCATTACCTAAAATTGATGAACGTTCTGTAGATTATATTGCAGGACCATCAGGATCAGGTAAAACAACATATGCTTCTACTCTTGCAACAGCATTTAAAAGAATATATCCTGAAAAAGATTTTTTCATATTCAGTAGAACAGATTGTAGAAATGATCCAGCATTTTCAAAAATTAAACCAATACAAATTACAATAAATGAATCATTATTTGAAAATCCAATTGATATTACCAAAGAATTAAATCAAGGATGTTTAGTATTATTTGATGATTGTAACACAATACAAGATGATAAACAAAAAAAAGCGATTGATAAATTAATGGCAGATATTATGGAAGTTGGTCGCAAATTAAAAATATGGATTATTATTACAAATCATTTAGTTATACCAAACGAAAAAAAAATAGCTAGGACAATAATGAATGAAATGCAGTCATTAACAGTATTTCCAAAATCTGGTTCAAGTCAACAAATTAAATATTGTCTCAAACAATATTATGGACTTAGTAATAAACAAATAGAGGGTATATTAAATTTACCAAGCAGATGGGTAACTATTCTAAAAAATTATCCTATGTGTGTATTATGTGAAAAGGGAGCATTCATACTTTAATAAATTAATAATAAATAATTTATTAATGTATTGATCTAAAATTATTCAAACCACAATTATCGCAACCGGCACGAGTATATGGCATTATTTTTCCATTTAATACTAATGGTGCATTTTGTATATGTACTGGTTTGAGACTTGGACCATAACCACGCCATTGATAATCACTTGCATAAGAACTGGCTGTTTGTGGATGCAAATGCATTTCATTTTGTTGTAATTTTGGCAACGGTAAATTTTCATTCATGTACAATGGAACTCTAAAATTATGAGCATATTGATAACCTCCAATTCTTCCTTCTGCTTGAATACCTTTTTCTTTCATTCTCTTTCTTGCAGCTTCTGCCACTATCTCAGCCATGGAAGATAATGACACAGGACCCTCTTCTTGACTCTGTTCTTGTTTTTTCTTTTGAGCTTCTTCTTTACGTTTTTGCATTGCTTCCTTTTCTTCTTTGGATAATGATGGCATTGGTGGTGGTTTTGGTGGACCAGGTGGTGGTGGAGGAGGTGGATGATGTGATATTTCTTGAGGCTTTTCTGGTGAACTTTCCACATCAATAATAAATTCTTTTTTTGGTAAATCAACAATATATTCTTTTTGAGGCATATAATGTGATGGAGATTTCATATTAAGCAAATGGTCAATAAATTTATCTGTTCTATTTTCACATCTATTTAAAATATCCCCATAAAATTTGTCAAATCTGTCTTCATTAGGATATATTTTAATAGGCTCTTTTATTATTTCTTCTTTTGTTATTTTTTGTGGATTATCTTCACGAAAATCAAAAGTTTCTAAAATTTTATCTAACATTTGGTTATAATTGTATGTTTTCCTTTTTGAAAATATTTTTTTAAATTCTTCAAAAGTAATTGGAGGATATTCGCCATGTTGTCTTTTATATATTCTAATAAAAGCACCCCACCAAGCGCCCAATCTAGAACCTCCTTCACCTTGCATTAATGTATTCTCTAAAAGTTCAGTATTTGCTTGGTTTTCTAAATTTTCTTGAATACGTTGATCAATAGCTTTTCTTCTTAATACATCAATAGTAGGTACTTCATTTAATCCAGGATTTGTTATTATTTTTTGTGATAATATTGCACTACTATTTGGATCTTGAAAAAAGTTTGGATAATGATGTCCAACTGGATAATATACATCAATACCCCCTCTCGCTTCAATTATATCTTCATATTTTTTATATGGGTTAACAGGATTTTCCCCAGGGACTCTAACATTATTTACATTATATATATGTTTTGGTGGTAAATATTTATAAGGTGGTGGATTCAATCCAACTTTATTTAAATAATTTATTGTTTGCATATTTATATATGCTACTAATAATTTTTTTAATTTTTTGAGGTATTCAATCTTATCATATTTTCCATTAGTATTATTAATATCATCTATAAAATTATTTATTTGGATTAATCCTTCTTGAGGTATTTCTAATACATTGGATATTCTGGCTTTCATATTATCCAATTGTTTTTCAATTAATTTTTTTGGGTAACTTTTCATTTTTTCTAGAATTAATATAATTGTATCTATTTCACTTTTCATCTGATATAATAAAGATGTATTTGAAGAAACAAAAGGTATTATTTTATAAAGTAAATTATTGTCCTTATTATGTCTTGCAAGCGAATACATTCTTTTTATCATTTTAAAGGGGGAATAAAACATATTACTGAAATATAATTTTTCTATTTCTATCGGTAATTGCACCGGGATATTGTGATTCTCTTTTAAATCAATATTCACCAAATGTAATTTATCATTTTTATCAATATAACCCAATTGAAAGAAATTTGTAATTTCCACAAGTCTTCCATTTAGATCAACTATCATATCAATTTTAATATGAGTTTGTTCTTCTAATGCTTTTTTTAATGTAATTGATTTATTTCCTGGTAATTTTTTGATACCTTTTAATATTTCTTCATCAGTCCATCGTAATATTTTTCTTTCTCTAAAAATATAAGTAATGGTATCAAATTCATTTGCATCTAATGAACCTTTTTTTTCAACTTTTGATAAAATATACTGGATAATATCATTTTCTTCTTTTGATAATAATTTTTTTTTGTACATATTTTGTGATATTTGTGATAAATAAATATTTGGGAAGTAATTACCATCTATCATTTCTCCAATATCAATTTCATATCTTTTATCTAATCCAGCTTTAACCTCTGAAAAGTAATGAGTTTTCTTTTTATTTATTTGTCTCACTACATTTTGTAGTGCTTTTGAAAATTTAGTTACAACATCATTTAAACTACAACATTCAGTAAATTCTTCTACTAGATCTAAATCACCAGGATATTTTTGGATACGATAAATATAACTTCCAAAAGGAGTTGCTGTTTTATCTCTAGAAAAAGACAATAATTTTATCTCATTTAATATTTCTTTTGGATAACTAGTTAGTGGTTTTGTTTCTATGAATCTATTTATATTTTTATAAGGATTAACACCAATATAAGTCATATGTTAATTATAATATATATTGATATTATTTTAATAATCATTAATATAATATCAATAGTTTATCTTCTAATACATCTTTCAAATGATTTTACTTTCTTACCTGTTTTACGTGTAAATGCACGAGTCTTAACTAACTTTTTCCCTTTAGGACATTTCTTGTTTACAACATTCCTTTTTGGGGCTTTACTAGTTGATCGTTTAGCTCCTCTTCTACATGGAAATTCTTTCGATGTATAATTAGCTAATTTTCTATATTCTGCACATGCTTTTTTTGACTGTAAAGCATCTTTATATGAAATTCCATGAAAATTTGAATAGTCTTTAATAAATAATATCCATGGATTTGATGCAGCTGCTTTTTTTGATCTTCTGCTTGGTCCTCTTCCTGCATAAACTCCATGTCCTTCAATATGATATTCATCATCTAATCCTCCTCTCGTTAATCTTCTTCTACCAGATCCATACCTTTCCATTAATCCTTCAGAATCTCTACCCATTCCTAATGCTGCTTTTGTTGATAATATATCGTACATACGACCGGCCATTTCTTGATTACTCATTTATATAATTATATTAGAATTTTTTAATAAGAAACTATATCAATCTTTAAAAAGTTGCCAAAGCTACTCTTTTCCATGTATCTGTAGCTGTACAGACATATATATAATCAGTATCCCAACAAATTTCACCAGGATAACCCGTATCACTAGATGAAGAAGGAGTTCTAGGTGTACATATTCTAAGTGTATCACCTTTTTCAATAATATAATGATAAGCTGTTGAACTAATTAATTCATTTTGATCTGAACAAATTATAGGTGAATTAGTATAACTCATTTATATTAATTACAATATATTTTTTTTTATTAAAATATATCAATTTATAAAGTTGAAGTTAAATTAATCGCTGTAACATACCATAAAAAATCAGTTATTTGACCAGCAGCATTATTTTGTAATTGAAATTGTATTGAAAAACCAACATTTGAAACATTTTGATTTATAGAAGCCGGTGCAAATCCAATGGCACCTCCTGCATTAAAAAAATTATTTAAACCAGTTACTACATTATTTGTTGATTGATATATACACCATACTTCTCTTGATAATGCATTGTTTGATGCACCAGGCACACCTCCTTTACAAACAAAACCAAATTTAAATAAAACAGCGTTATTATTTGGAGTTGTTTGCATACTATATGAATAAACTGTATTAAATGCAACATTATTAATTCTTATTAAACCATATGTAGTAGTTGATTGACCTGTAAATAAACCTCCTACAGGCCAATTTTGTATCATCGTTCCATCTAGTGTTAGATTATTAAATCTCATATTGGCCCATGGTATTATTGCTCCATGATTTAAAGTCTCCGATAGTGACATCTTTAATATATTGTATATTAGATTTTTTTTATTTGATTAAGTAAATTTCTCATATATAAACAATCTTCACAATATAAATTATTTTCTATCCTTTTTAATATATTAGTATTTTTATCCAAACAAAGTATACAGAAAGGTTTATTCTCTTGTTTTAATTTTTCTATATATATCTCTCTTGCTTGTTCAAAATCCATTTTATCCATAATTATATTAATTATAATTGATATTATTTTTTAAATATATTTTCAAGAACATCATTTGAATTTTTATTTTGTACGTATGTTAATATTTGTGTTTGAGTCTTATGTCCCACTATTTTACTAACCAATTCTAATGGAATTTTTTCTTTGTACAATAAATGGTTAATAAAACAATATCTCAAACTATGAGTATTACATTGAAAATGATATAATAAATAATCTAAAACTCTTTTTTGTAAATTACTATTTGATATTATTGTAGATTGGGAATAAAAGAGATCTAATAAACTTTTAATATTAATCCATTCATTTGGAAAGTATATCTTTCTATATCGTATTGATGTTATTTTATATTCTTTTATTCTTCGCATGAATCTCTTACATTGAGATTTTGCTATTTTCACAACAACAGGTTCCTTTAACTGTTTTTTATTAATGAATAATTTAAAAGCTTCAACAGATTCCGAATTTCTAGAACCATTTCTTAATCCAATTAATGCAACACATAAATACATTAATTTTTGGGCTTTCATTCTCCTCCTCCTATTAAAAAATTTCTCTGTTGTATCTAGATTATTATATTCATCAAATACTTTATTATAATGATCAATTAATCTAGTTTTAATATCTTCGAAATCTAGTCCTCTATCAAATCCTTGTGCTACTTTTGGTTCTTCAACTTCAATCATATCTAAATAATGATCCTCATCTATTTTTGAATTATGAATTGTCATGAATTTATTTCTAGCATCATTGGTTTGTTTTCTCAATAAAGTCTTTGGTAATAAATCCTCAGGAATTTTCTCTCTTACCATTACTACTATATGAGAAAATCATTTTTCACTTTTATAAGTTGTAGTAGTGAAAAATGATTTTTATTTATGTGTATCCATTTTATGGATACATATACAAGTAAAGATTATAGATACCGAATTACAATGAAATTTTACTCTGTATTATTTTACTCATAATACTTAATCAGATATTTTTTTTATATATTATTCTGATTTATTATAATCTGTAGTCTCAATATTATTGTAATCATCTGGATATTTATTATATTCATGTACTTGATAAATATATTTTAAAACTTTGGAAGACGATACCCATCCAACAATCTTTTCATAAATACATATTTTTCTATCATTAATGAATACAATATGGTAACCTTTTTTACATGTTTTCTCAATCTGCTTTTGAATAAATTCAATGGCTTTAAGATTATTGTAGAAAGTAGCTAATATTTTAACATTGTTATCACTCGTATCATTTAATGTAATTATATAAATATTATTTTTATTCATATTCATATAATTATATTATTTTATTTTTTATTTTTAACAAATTCTTTTGATTTTTTAATAATTGGTTTCTTTTTTTCTGTTGTCTCTTCACTTTCAGAGGATTCAGTTTCTTCCTGTCTCTTTATTAATAATTGTTTTTTCACATTATTCATTTCTTTTCTAAATCTAATCCTTTCTATTCTCAATATTTCTGCTAATTTCTTTCTTCTTTTATCAATTAATCCTATAACACTTTTCTGCTCTTCACAATATTTTATAATATTATTGAGTTCTTCTAAATCCAACATATCTATAAAATTATATATTGAATCTAATTGTTGTTCATGTGTCATTGTAACTAGTCCCAAATGTTCATGTAAATCCTTTCTTGGAATTATTACTCCACTTTCACCTTCTGACATAGTTGCCATATGTATTCTATATATTCTATATATTATGTAAATATTTTAATTATTCATTAATAATATTTTTAACCAGCATTTTTTATGATATTCTCTTGTATTCCAATCATTGTGGAATTTACCATTCTTTCTTGATCTACCTATTGGTACTAACTTTCTCTTACATAATTTACAACAAACCATTATAATTTTTAACTATATATTTAAGATTTTTTATCAAACGCATTTTTTAATTGTTCTAATTTTTTTCTATGATAATAATCTCTCATATATTGTCTTTTATAATCTTTATATTTCTGTGTTGTCTGATACTTATAATTTGCTTTCTTTTGAGCTTCTGAAGGCATAATATATAGTTATTATAAAATAACTATATATTATATTTTATTTTTTTAAACGAACATAATTATAAATTTTCATCACCATCTTTTTTATTATCAGTATCTTTCAATTTAATATTGTAATAAACTCTCATTGTTGAAGTACGTTTCCAGAGTATTTTCTTTCTGGTCATAATTTCTTTAAACATGACTGAACTTATTCCATTAGCTTTTTCATGCATACACCATTTAAAATGATTATACATTTCAGAACTTTGAACAAAATCAGTGTCTTTTTCTGTCCTAATCAAATGATTATCTATAAAATCTTGAACAGGATCATTTTCAGCAACATAATCTTTCTGTATTTCTATAAATTCGGAAGGAGTATCTAATTTAAAATCTTTTTTTCTTAACTCATTATATTCATCAATCAAAATACTTAAAAATGCTAATATATATTTATTTTGTTTTATTAAATCTTTTATCGATTCATTACATTCCTTCTGCATAGTATCACTTTTATCAATTTCATCTACCTTTTTGAAAGAATATGGAAATACTACATTTCTAATTTTTTTAGTAATTCCATCATCATTACCTGGAAAATTAATGTAATTATTAGTTTGGATAATTAATTTATATTTTGGTTTATATTTAATACATTTTTTACCGTATGGGGCTCTTGCTCTTTGTTCATCTAATCCGGCTATCTGTTTTAAAAATGAAATGTCCGCATCTACTTGTCCAGTTTTAGTATTAACAATAGGTTCGGATAAAATACATATTCTAATTCCTTTTTTATCATATGCTTCTTCATCATGATTTGATAAAATTTTACCAGTCAAATAATTTGGTTTCATAAAATCATAATACTCTCCAAATGTTAATGCTATCAAATCTCTCCAAAAACCTTTCCCATTACGTCCTGAACCTATCCATATATAAAAACATTCATCTAAAACATGAGCAACTAAACATAATGCTATTGTACGTAAAACATATTTTAATTCATTTTTATCTTTTAATGTTTCTCCTAATAGTTTTAATAAATATTTTTTATCATTTTTATCTGCTTTCTCATAATCATATTTTGTAGTTTTTGATATATATTCACTAATAAGAGGTTTCCTAAATACGTCATTTTCAAAATCATATACACCATTATTAAATCCTAATAATTTATCATTAACATTATCAATTTTGTCAGATAATGTGTGATCTATCAAAGCTACCTTCATCATTTCTATTATTTTTTTAATATTAGTAATTTTTTGACAAAAGGTTGTTAAATCATTCTTAACTTGGATCAAATTTTTAATTATTTTTTTTTCTCCATTTATTAAGCCTTTATAATAATTAACAGCTATAACATTATCAGCGTCTTTTAAACAATCACTATAATCTTTTAACTTTTGTTCATGATCTTTAATTTTGGGACCAATATATGTTTTAAAATATTTAGGCATTTCAGTACTAATTATTTTAATTAAATTCAAATTTTCCATTGAATCCAAAACGTATCTATTATTCTCATCAATATAATACCATTCGCATATCTTTGAATCATATATAAACTTAACACTAATTTTTGATATTGTTATTTTAGAAACAATATCCTCATTAATTAATTTTTTCCCATCTATAATATCATCAATTATTTTTTCATGGATAGGTTTTTTATAAAAAAATTTAGGGAAATCATTTATTTCATTACATCCCTTTAGGTATCTGTATTTATTTATTTTAATAAAATCATCTAAATTAGTTGTATCAAAAAGAGTATATTTTAAATCAGTTCTTGGAATTTTTTTTTCATAAAAACTAAATTCCTTTTTTTTCAATCCCAACTTTTCAAAACTGATATAATTAAATACAAATAATAAATTTCCTTTAGATGAATATGTTTTTGTGTAAAAAAAATTGTCTGTAGTGGCCATAAAATGGCAGAATTTTAGAATATCATTGGAATTGATGATAACACAAATTAACTCAGTCATTATAAATTTTAACTATATATATTTTAATTTTTTTTAAACGCACTTTTTGTCTTTACAAAGTGGTCTCTTAATAGGATCCTGAAATGGCCCCCTTATTAGATGACATTGGCCGTCATTACTGTGACACCATATAATCAGATACGGTGATAATATGACGGATATGACGGATATTCTTCTATACATTCAAAAAATAATTATATTTTATAAAATCATATATATAATTCCTAAAAGAGCTCAATAATGTGTCATAATGTCATAATAATCACATGTTCATTTTTATAGTGTCATAATGAATGACACATAATGACACAAATATACGCCGACTACTTTTTAAAATTTAAGGAATTTCAATAATAAACTTCAATCCATCCTCAATTTTCTTGGTTCGATAAGATTTACTTTTAAGTGGTGGTCTTATTCTGACTCTATAATATTTTCCAGTAATATGCATATTTTTAATTGGGTGGAAATTATGATCATAGAGGAAATCCACTATATTTCGTATGCTCCAATAGTTTTTATCGAAAAGAATTGATTGTACTTTGGTCATTAATTATAATATAACTAATATTATAATTAATAATAATGGATAAAGAATGTATATTGAATAAAAAAATATTGGAAGAGTATTATTATGGACAACATAATATTGATCAACTCAAAAAACTAATTAAAATTAATAAAAAATTGGACAAAAAAATTAGTGTATTAAGGAGATCAATATATAAAAAACAAATTTATTTAGATAGTGTTAAAAAATTTAAAAATATATCAATAGATCCCAATGCAAAATTAATAATATATTGGAATGATTAATTTAAATATTAACAAAAAATGTGGTATAAATATATATTAACAATGAGTGATTGGATTAATTTTGTAAAAGATTTTTCAAGGATGAATAATATCCCATATTCAGCTGCATTACAAGAAGCAAGACCATATTATGATAAGTATAGAAAACAAAAATTTATAGATGAAATGCCACATTATCAACATAGATATGGAACGGGTGTGACAGTAGGAGGCAAATATCATAAAATGGCTGAAGATTTATTAGGATATGGTGGAGAGCAGGCACAGAAAGGAGCCCTGGCCGCATTGCTCAGTGGATTAGATGCCCAAATTAAAATTAATTAATTATTTTTAATTATTAATTAATTTTTTAATAAATTTTATTTAATCTATGTTTTAACTCATTTCGACCCAATCTACGTCCTCCAATATTTTCACCAGCCATAACACCACCATCTTCACCACAACCATAGTCATGATATTGAGAGGGATCATATACAATACCACCTTTTTCTCCATAACCTAAATTTCTACTTACTGCAGCAATCCCTTGAGAAATAGGATGAGGGATTAAACTTGATACGGTACTAATTATTTTACTATCCTTTAAGAAATCATTAATTTTTGAACCGAAATTCATCAAATTGCTCAAGAAATTCCCAGATCCACCATATTGCGATTCTCTAACTTGATCATATGTTACACCAGGTTTTGATTTTGCATTAAGGATATCATTTTTAGTGATAACACCTAATTGTCGAGTAGCACTATTTAGTCCTGGTATGGTAAAGCTACCTTCTGATACAATGATAATATATAAAGTAGCATTGATATTTGCATTTGAAGTATTTTTAAATTGTGCATTAATTTGTAACTGGAATTGGCCTTGTAAGCCCGGACACATATCAGATGGCAATCCCAAATCAGTCGCCATTTCGATAGCCAATACACTTCCGATCGTACCATATTGTGCAACAGGTGTAGTCCAATTAGAAATATCATTTTCTCTTTCTCCTGACCATTGACTCCAATTCATACCACAACCATTTTTAATTGCAATTTGGTATAATTGTTGTTTACTTGCAGAACTTAATAAACCAGTGTAGTTCGCAAATGTAATATTTATGTTTTCGAGTGCCAAGTAAGTATCAGTAAAATTAGCACCTTGACCTGGTTGATATAAATCTTGATTTCTTGTTCTTGCATAGACGTATATCATTCTTGGAATACTATTTAATGATAAATTATTGGAACTGATCTGACCACTAGTATTTGCAACTCCTGGTGTCACTGATGAAGGAAAATCTAATGGGTAACGCTGAACATCAAAATATGGATATGTTATTGGCATATTTGGTGATAAAACTTGGGTTTCATCTGGTGTTATATATTTGAATAACATTAATGGTTGATTATCAGTATATGAAAATGGTGATGCAAAAACAGATGTAAAATTACTAAAAACGGCCTGTATATTTGAAATAAAATTACTACCAGGAACTTGATTATGAGACCAGAATCTATTTGCATTTGTTAAAAAAGTTAAATTGAAGTCCATAGTAGTAACATTATAAAAACCAGCAGCATCACCACAACCCCAATAAAAAGGAGATAAAAATAATGGCTCACATATCACCATATCTACAACTGCTTGTGTAGGTGTATTTTGAACAATAGTAAAAGGAAATCCACCTCTTTGCATAGGTATATGGTCAATACCATTTTGGTATCCTGATAATGGATTCCTATTAGATCCTAAGAGATCATTATATGATTGGCTTTGATCATGATAAGTAGGAGTTAAAGAATAATCTTTATTATGTAATTTTATATCTGTATTGTAGTGAGTTAAAGCATGAATCATATCAGAAATAAAAATAGAAAAAGATTGACCATTTACAGCAGCCTGCATAGTTTCAACAGATCCATTTAATGGGAATGCTCTTGGTGAATCATTTTGAGGATTTAATATATTACCAACATTACCACCAATAGCTGTAAAAACAAGTCTCACTGGTAATAATACATATTGTTTACGATCAACAAAAACATTTCCAGATGGTGGAGGACAAGACCATGTTATAGCTGAATTTGAAATTGATGTTGTTGTATATTTTTTCCATGTAACTTGATTACCTCCCTTTAGAATAACATAATCTCTTTCAGAGTCCACTTGTGTAATTGGATCTCTCACTAAAACTGGATTTAAAGGTTGATATGATAATGACATCTTAATATAGTAATACTAGAGAAATAAAATTATTTTATAAATTTATTTCTTTAGAAGTAAAGTATTCAAATTATATAAAGTTTTTTTAAAAAATCCTAATTTGATACTACCTTGTTGAAAAATTGATAATGTTAAAGGATAAATATTATTATATATATCTACCCAATAAATTCGTAAATCTATTGTAAATAAAGATTCACTACTTTTAAGATCAACTAATCTATACTGACTTGTAGGAAGATAATATGCTATACTCCTTGTTTGTCCTGGGAATTCTAATTGTGGAGTAAAATCACTAATAATTGGAAAGGTAGATGATATTCCTGAATTATTTGTAGGAGTATATTCACTTATAATTGGTATAGAACTTGTAGTAATTAACAATCTTTTAAGCGCAGCCCATGTATTTAATGTTTGATATTCTTGAGTGAATATTTTTTGGTTGGCTGTAAATCCTCCAACTGGGGCTTGTAAATTATATGCTCCGAATACAACTAAATTAAGTTCATATGCTCTACCAGAAAGATTATCACCTATATATGTATATGGAAAACTAGTCAAATAAAATTGTAAGTATTCGTTAATGTATATCGTAGCCAAAGGTACAGGATTTGGGATTGCAGGAGTTGCTGTTGGAGCAAAATCTCTTTGATCTACTACTAAATTAATTAATTGTGTTTTATAATCAATATAAAAATATGGAAAATCATGGTTTAATAATGATAATCCAGATGCAATATAAGCAGCTGATAAGGCTGCATTAATTGCATGTATTAAATTATCATAACTATAAACAAAATAATAAGGTGTGATAATTTGTTGTGAAGGATTATTTTGATTAGGTTGAGTATAATTATTATCTGGGACATATATTAATTGAACAGAAAAATTAATACCACCCGTTCTGATACCAATAACCATTGGTGCTAAATTTGTAAAACCACTACCCGGAACAACAGGAAATATATATAAGGGTATATCTCTTAATGGTAAATCAAATTTCACAACAGCTAAATAATAATCATTACATTTTTCTATTATTGGTATTGTTTTTGTAACCTTATATTCTGCAGGTTGTGGTATTATTGAATTTATATCATCATGATTAAAATTTACATTTACATAGATATTATCTCCAACTTGTGCAATAGTTGATGCCATTATAT